CAAAGTCAGGAGTAGTTCCTGATATTGGGTTGTTCAATCTGTTCTGTATTAAGAACGCACTCAATCTTTGTGTGTCAATTACAGGCGAAATATTATTATTGTCTGTTGGTGTTGATAAAGATATTGCAAGATTGAATGACTTACTACTAGACATCTCATTTGTTTCGTTAATTGCACTAGCAATTAAGTGTGGTGCAGTCATATAGTAATCTTCATTAAATGTTACTGCAATTGCCTTTGATGTTGCGGCCAATGAGTATTCAGTTTCAGAACCTTCAAGTGTTCTACCAGTTGTGTTTCTCATTGTTGCAGATAATGATGTTGCCGGCGGTTGTATTGCGCCAACGACAGGTTGAATCACATCATAAAGAATATTTCTTGTTGCAGTTACATTAGCTAATCCAGCACATTCACCAGATGCCGAAGCGGTATCAGAGTTTTGTGCAGTAATCGTATAAGAATCTAGTTTAATGTTTCCAATCGTAGTGTATGTGCCATTAAGATTTGTATGTGCAATACCATTATGTGAACCAGAAGGAACACCGGCGATTGTAACATTAGCAGATGTGCTATGCATACCATGATTTGGATGATGAACAGTAACCGTAGTAGAACCACTAGTTGTTGTAAGTGGATTCTGTTTCAATGTTTTAGTAGGAATTACATCATTTACGAGATGAACTGTGCCAGTCGTGTTTTCTGTAAATCTAGCACGATTAAGAATAAACTTAACATCTTCATTTTGTTCAGCAGTCCAAGTACTTCCATTTTGCGACTTAAACATTCCACCAAAGTATGGTTGTTTAGAAATTAATCTGTTGCCGTCTAAAGTCTTTTGACCCATTCTTGCCGTGTATATAGTATAATTTTCAGAATTAGATTTCGCAACAAAACAATACTCTGTATTTTCTTTTAAGAATACCGGACTTGGGAATGTAAATGTTGTCGAAGCCGAAGCATCTGAAGAAACATTTACATCAGCTGCATCTATAAACACTTGACCAAACGGAACAATTGTTTGAGATGGATATCCATTAACCATTGTTCTGATTTGAACTTGCACCGGAGTTACACTTGCCTTAGATGAGAAATATAATTGACAACTTGTAATAAACAAACCGTTTTCAGAGTCAACCATAAATGATTGTGCAACAGGGTCTGGATTATGATGTCTATGTGGTCTAGTTCCGCCCCATACTTGAGTGTTAGTTGTGTCTATGTTTGTTCTTGTTATTGTTTGGTCCTCTTGAACATCTGTTCTTGATATCTGAGGTTCTCTTGTAGACACGATTGTTTCTTGCACTTGTTGTATCATTCCTTTTGCGGAATAATCAGATTCAGCAGAAGTAAATACATCACCAGTTAGAGTATTGGTTGGACTAGTTGTCAATCTAAATGTTCTTTTACCTGTTCTCCACTTAGGCGCACCAGAAGTTGCTGGGTCAGGTATTGCAAATCTTCCTGTTATTTGACCAGCGGCATCAGTTGTTAGGGCCGCACCTGCATTACTTCCTGTTGGTGTAACATAAGCAGAAACTTCAATGCCATCAAAGAATGGATAAACTCTTGTTAGAGGTTTCATATCTTTTGCAGTAAAGTCAACATCTTTTGCTCTTATAAATGGTGCAAACGCAACACTCACTACTCTATCACCAAAACTTGTTCTTACAGCATTTGGAATTAAACCAGTACGAATTCCTGCCCTTCTGAGTCCAACTCTTTGTGCAGTTTCAATAGTTGTTGTTTGAGTCTGCCAACCAAAACCAGGAGTTTGAGTCTGCGTTCTGTTTGTTTGTTGTACTGAACCAGACCATTGTTCGTTCCAGTTGCCCCAAACAGTACCAAGATTTAAATCTAAAACACCAGCAGAAGCAAGATTTGTCAATGTATCGAATGTGCCTGGCATATCAACTTGTAAATCAGGTAATGTTTCAGTTGCCATCCACTCATCCATTTCAGGAGAAAGTGTTATTGTACCAACATAGTCGATTACATCAAATGGTTGTAAATTAATTGTAGTACTGGCATATGGTTGTTCTGCATATGCTTCACTCGTATAAGGTAGTGTAATTAAATCGCCGGTCTTTTGGTAGCCGTTAGTTGTTCTAATCGCATCAGTCATTGCAGTACTATTTGCTAACGAACTATCTGATTCTATTAGATTGATATTGTCTTGATGAAATGCAGGGCGTAATTCGCCGTTTGCCATATCCATAGAAACTGAATAGTCTGCATCAGATACATCTGCGATTCCGTGTCCAGTAAAGTTATCTACGATAATACCATTCTTGAATCTATCAAAGCCGTCAGCATCTTGTATTTGCATGTTCTGTGCTTCTGATTCTAGTAGAGATAGTTGAGTGTAGTATTCTACATTCTCTAGTCGTTTCTCTATACGACCGATATCTCTCATTGTGTATCGTCTGTTATCTTGTGGTGTTATTTTAATATCAGCAGTATTGAATGTAAAAGCAGGTACAAACATCTTGTATAATAACATTGCATCTGCAATACCCTCTGGTTCGATAGGCTCAACTGCCGAAGCACCAGAGATTACTCTGAAGTCGCCATTAGACGCCATGAACACTTTATCTCTACGACTTAAATAGAACTCTAAGTCAGCAGTAATGTCTGTATTGAATTTTGCAAACTCAACTGTAGAAGCACCTGTGCCACTATATTGTCTGTCTTGTCCATCACCAGCATCTATAGTTGAAGCATTATCAACTCTCGGTCTAAGGTCTAAGGTATCTCTTAAATCATACTGCTCACCAGTAACATCGGAAATGTAAGTTGGTATGTCACCATAACTGATACCAGAATAACTGTCAACAGAGAAGAAGTTACCAGCGCCGTGGGCGTAGTAGTCGTATGTAATGAGAAGTCTACCAGTAGGGGCAGATTCGTTTGCCTTTCTTACTATACGACCAACATCATAAAAGTTATCCCTTTGACCAGTGTCTAAATCAAATCTGTGTGTAATATCTAGGTCTGTCGAAGCGGCCGCAGTACTAAAGTCAGCAGACATGTAGACAGACTGAAGCTGATATACATCAGCATATCCTAGATTGATTTCAGTTTTACTTGCAAGGGCCGATGTATCAACTGTCTTAGTTACATCTGTCGTTGCAGTTTTTGTTTTTGCACCAACAACTGAAGCAGAAATAGTTGCAAGAATCTTAACTTTACTTCCATTGAATGTACTACCTAAATCGATTGCCAAAGTTTTACCTGTTGGTGAGCCGCCAAGTGTGTAGTCGCCAGAACTTGAGAGCGTTATAACATCTCCAACTTCACCAGCACTTGCACTACCGCCTTTAGTCATCACAGAAACAGTAACATCTGCTTCTGAATGTGCAGTAAAGATTTCGTTAGTACCAGCAGTTAGTGTCGCAGTACCAGAACTTGAAAGGGTTGAAACAAACTGTCTGCGAATCTTAAATGATGTATCACTAATACTAGAATTATCTTCTGTCAATAATGTCTTAGTTACTTGATATGGTAAGTTAAATAATAATTTATCATTAGTTGGTGATTGAATTTTTGTTCTTCTTCTTGTGAACTGTACCGTTGTTGCGGTTGTACTACCTAAACCACTAGACATCTCAGCCTTTGTATCTGAAGCAATACTATCTACAATTCTTGTAACTGTGTTGTTAGCATCATCTGTAAATGTGATTGAATCGCCAATTTGCAATTCAGTTGTGAACTTAGTTCCAGAACCAAATACTGTATCCGCAGCCTGTGATTCTTGTGATATTACATCGCCAGTATTATCTTCTAGTAGAATCTTATCACCAGCGTTTGCCGAACCAGCAGTAGTTCCATTTAATAATATATCTCCAGCAGTTGAAAGAGCCGCAGTCGTTGAAATTGTTCCAGTTAGATTTTTGTGAGCACCAAATGTTGATGTTAAATCTACATCAGCTGTGTATGTAGGTGAACCTGCCATCGAAACACCTTTTGTCTGTGCAAATACTTTTTGTTCAAATCCTTTACAACCGTAAGCATTAAACTGAACAACAGCAGTATTTCCAGAAGAACCGCCTGTTGCAGTTTCCCCTTGTGTAAATGTTCCTTTTACATTCGATAAAATAACAACTGTGTGTGATGCTGTTCCGCCAGATGTGTATGCTGAGAAACCAGTTCCGTCAACTGGGTCTGGTGCCGATACTGAAGAAGTTGATGCGTCATATAACTCAAAATTAGTCGAAGATGGATTCTTTACAGTATAGAAGTTGCCCTCAATATCTTCCATACCACCAACACTTGCAAATTTGACTTGTTGTCCTTCTAAGAAATTGTGGCCACCAGAGCATGTTACAACAGGTGGGTTTGCCTGTGAAACTCCTGTTACTGTTGCTTCACCCAAAGATGTAATACTCTCAACAATACCTGTTGCGCCCGAAGAGCCGCCAGTTAATGTTTCGCCTGTTGTCAAAGCACCTGAAGCAGGTCCATAAACATTTAAGTGGGCGAACATTACAGTATCAAAGAGATAGTGTTTATATGTATTGGTTGTTAAAGAACCTGTTGACATGAAAACGCCAGAAGCATTTCCAGAGTTGTATTCTATGCCTCTACTCTTTGCACGACCAATATCAAAAACCGTACCGTCATTATTTACTAATACAGTTCCTCTTGTTGCATGTTCTGAACTTACTAATCGTACTTTCTTATATGCCTCTGTTTCTCCAGAAACAAATCCAACATCTGGTGTACCAAAAATATTTGTAACATTAACAAACGGAAGTTGTGCAACACGAGTAACGATACCGCTCGCAGTATCAAATTCTCTCGCCTTATCTATGTCAACATAAGTTGTTCCGTGTTTTGCAATCTCATAACCCTTAACATATGCCTTACCTTGTGAAAGACCTAATGCTAACTTAGCTTCACTTGCAGTATTTCCGTCAGCAGATGTAGAGTCGGCCGCATAGATACCACGATTTGTTCCTGATATTAAATGCTCTCTTGGGTCTAAGTCAAAATTACGAATAACATAATCGCCACTCTCATCAAATGTTCTTCTTGCAAGAGTATCTTCTAATACAGAATAGTCTGTTGAAGTTACTTTATTTACTACTGTGCCACTATTAATTCGCATTAACTCAACAAAACTTGCATCGGCAGTTGAAGTGAGTGAAAGTTTAGTAAGTGTTAAATCAATTTTAAATCTATGAGCACCAGCCGCATTTGCGTTTGATGAGCCAGTTGCGTTATCTAATAATGATGTATCGTCCGTAGAAGTAATAAAGCTTTCTGAAATAACTAGACCAACACGATAACTTGGAGTGTTTGTATATTTGTCTAATATTAATGTTTGTTCATCTACAGCAACAAAGAAACCATTAATGTAATAAGTACCTGCTTCTATCTTAACAGCCGCACCCTGAGCCGTTGTAGAAACAACTGCCGTGCCAGCACTACTAGTTAGTGTTTCGCCATCTGTAAACACAGAACTAACATTATCTGTTCCTGAATTTCTATATTTTACAAATAGTGTGTCAGGGTCTGTACCATCTGTTGCAACAACATTAACGACATCAGCAGCAACACCTGAAGTACCACCAACCACTTGAGTTCCATTGTAATCTGCTAATGTTCCAGTAAGTGAAGTTAGTTTAACAGCATTATAATGCATGTCAGGTTCAACTTGACCAGGAACAACCATTGCCCCATGTTCAAACATATGGTCTGCAAATTTTTCAATTTGGTCTTGTGTTATGGATTGTTGTGTTGTTAGTTCTCTTGCTTGAACAGCATATGCTGGTCGATACATAACTCTATGAAACTTTTTAGATTCCGTAAAGTCATCATAATAAGGACTAACATTAAAATCAGTTTTTGATGGCATGGTGTTCCTTTATTTAAAATTCTATAATTAGTTTAATATTTTCTGTCTGGTCAGATGCCCTTGTAATAGGACTTCTTTCTTCAACATAAATTATATCTCCTGAGTCGGCAGCGAGTTCTGGTGTTGAGTAGCCAGAAGTAAATGAAGCACCATTTAGCGTACCACTAGTTGTGTTTGGTGTCGCAGCCGCACTTGATGTTTGTCCTGTGATTGCGTTTGAGCCACTAAATGCAGTTGCGTTACCGTTCGTGTCTGTTCCGACATCTGGGAATCGTGTTTGATACCAGTATAAAATTTTATTTGTTGCATCATACTCGATTACTTTACCAACCGCACCAGTTGTTGC